ACCATCCTTTTTATGATAACGCATTTTTAGATTAAAATCATCCCAATTATTAAGTTTGATTTTATCTTCGGGATTATCTTTGTTGTGTTGTCTGATATCAAAATCATCATAATGTGGTTCAGTATAAGTACTGCCATCATTACTATAGAATCCTGGTCCACCAAAGTAACCAAACTTATTAGTAGGATTCAGGTCAGAATATTTATCCTCTTGAACTGCATTTAATTTTTTCTTACCCTTTTCTTCTTCATCTTCTTCTTTGATTGATTCTGACTGTGAATTATTCATTATTGAATCTATCATGTCATCAATCGAAGAAAATACACCTTGCCCATTAGAGGCGGCTTTTTCTTTATCTGTCCAATTAACAATCCAATTCCAACCCATTTCATCTAGAACGAAATCACCAATCTTATTACCGTCTTTCATAATTGCGTGAACTTCAGTTTCATCATTAGGAATTAATTCAATATCTCCAACCGTTACTGAATGAGTCGAAGCCCATTGTTTAGCAAGTTTACCTTCAACAAAAGGAAGAAGTTCTTCGTCTTCTTTTAAAGTTTCGCCGTGTACTTTTAACAAGGCAGTGATTGTTTCAATCATAAGCATGTTTTCTACATACTTTGCACTCATGTATTGGTCTTTCAACTCAAGTTGTTCAGCCTGAAGTGATGTTTTTGCTTCTTGTAATGTATCAAAATCACCTTCAACTTCATAACCAAAGTTTTTCTTTAGATATTCATTCATTCGTGAAGATATGTTAACTTCAGTCGAATTAAAGAAACTTGTTGTATGTAAATTCATATTAATTATCCCAGTATACTATATATTACTTGTATTTATCTTTTAATACACAACTATAATATTTAAAGAATTATATCTTCGTAAAGATGTGATATTTTTCTTTTTGCGTGACTGGCATTGTCTTTTGATTCTGAGAATCTTGCTTGAGCGATATCCATTCTGCCTTCATTCGTTGCACGTTTGGCAACTTGATATGAATTTTTATGTTGAATTGCTCCATTATAATGACGTTCAAATAAGTCATTTAATTTAATTATTTCCATAATTTCTGGTGAATTAATTGCTTTGCCTTCATTGAGATGATTAGCAATGCAACAAACTGTCTCATATAATTGAATATCTTCGAATAATAGAGAATCACTACGGGTATCAAGTATATCGTATCTATCTTCTTTGTTTTTCTCTACTGAAAATGCACCAACTTTGACGCCTTTATCAGTTTTAGTAGATTCCGTAATTGTTTTCTTGACTTTATGTGCTACACTTGTTGTTGCTTCAGCAAAACCTTTCATAATGTTTGACATTGCATCTATATCTGAGCGTTTTACGCCCGGTGATATGTCTACATGAGATGAATTATTTTGAGGGGATGATGTTTCTTTTAATTCAACTTTTTCTCCATTCATCATTTTTCTTAGATTGGACATAAAGTCTACATCTTGTTTAGTTGGTACTGACATTTAGAACTCCTAGTTGTTAAACAGTTTTATACCCTCGCAACGTAGGAACCAACACACCTTTGTATGTTAATTTCTCTGCCAAGAGTGCTTCTCTTCCTGACAATTGCGATTCGTTTACGTAATCTCCTTCAGAGAAGTATTTGGTTATCAAATCTTCCTCTTCCTCTGTAATCATTACAAATAACCCACCTAATACTTCTTTTAATTTCATTGTTGCTCTTCCTGAGCATTTTGTTGTGATTTTCTTAATCTATTAAGTAAATTTCTAAACTGTATTCTAGTATCTGGACTTCCTGCCAAATCATCTAAATTCTGGGCTTGATATGCGATTGCTTGACGCTGAATCGGAGTCAATGCTTTTCCTTGTTCTGCTTTGTCCATTGCGTCTGCTGTCACTGCCGCTGTTGCACCACCTAAGTTGTCTCTTCCAAGGCGTTGCATTGCTTGAATTCTTGCTGATTTAACTTTAGCCACTGTCTCACTATCCATAGGACCTGTTGCTACAATTGGTTCTTCTTCTGTATCTGTATCTGTGTATGCGTCCCCGCCCTCTGCGTCTGGGCCTTGAGAACCCGTACTATATGCTTCATCAACACCTTCATCAATCCACGCTTTTACGTCATCATTAACTCGCCCCATAGCCCAATCTATAGTCTTTCCGCCATCGTGGTAATCTTCATCAGAAGTTAATTCACTATACATAAAATCATGTAATTCATCTTCAGAAGAAAAATAACCTGTAATTTGAGAATTTGCTAAGTCGGCAAGTCTGTCAGCAACATCAGTTCTATCTTCTCTATCTTCTAAGATTTTTGATTCATCGACATCAAGTCCCATGATGCGTTTGATAGTATCTTCGTTTTTCTGTCTCAATGATGTCATTACTTCAACGTAATCAGAAAATGATAACGTTTTTAATCTTTTATCAACGTCCTCTACTGACATATCAATAAGCGATGCAATATCTTGCATTCTATCTTCAATACCTTCTGCGAACATTTCTTTTTCTATTTCGTTCTTTAATGACATTATATTCTCCGTTATCTTCTATTTAGAGTTTTTAATCTTTTACTGGCTGGATTCATTCTACGAGTCATTTTAGCCTTACGTTTCATTCTTGCACCCATTTTTGCTTTTGTTCTTGCTAACGTGAAGCGTTTCTTCATATTAACTGGTTTAAAACATGCACCAGGGGTCGAAACCGTCTTGCCTTTCAATCTTCCTGAACCGCATCTATATTTACGAACAATTGCTCTACCCTTTCGAGCATATACTAGTTTTGCTTCGTATATTTCTTCTTGTTCCGTGATTTCGTTCAATAACATTGCAATTACTCTTAAAATATTTTAAAAAATTGTGCAAATATGGCAATCAACATAGTTGAAAACAAAGTTGATGCTGTCCATATTAGCATTCTCTTAATTTCAGTAAAACCTTTATCCATCTCAACTTCTTGCTTCTCAATCTTGCTATTAATATCTTGCAATGACTTATTAAAGTGATGGTATCTCTCGTAACATACTGCTACGTGAGTTTCTAAATTTTGTGCCTCTAAATGTGCTAGTTTTGGTTCTTTATCAGCCATAACAGCATCTCCTCAAATATAATTAATTTCTAATTGTATTTATCTTCCTTAGTATTCTATTTATCTTTAGACAAAACTAAAAAAGAGGACATTGTCCTCTTTTTAATTAATTAATTAATTAATTATCATCTATCAAATGGTCTACCTAGTTCGCCCCTTTTAGTACTATAGGTTGTTTTGCCAAGTCTTTTACCCAATGCTTTTGCACCCTTAGTAAACCCATACGCGGCAGCAACTGCCGCACCTACTTTAACTATTGGCTTATTCCACATCTTTTTCTTAGTATCGTCTTTGTCGTCAACCATATAATTGCCACGTTTTTGCAATTTTAATAGTGCTGGTAGAATTTCTGCAAGTCTTGCCTTTCTACGGAACCATTGAACTAATCGTGTTACTACTAATGCTCTTTGATTTTGACTTAAATTGTCCCAGTCGCCAACTAATCTGCGAACTGATTTTAACATGCCGTCTTGGACATTAAGATTATTCTGATAACGCAATAAGTATCTTTGTTCGAATGATGAGTCACTTCTATTGTTTGCATAGTGAAGTAAAAATCTCAAAATGTCAGGTTTCTGTAACGACAGGCGCTCTTTTGCTATGTCGTCTTTTTCATCGTCACCAATATCATTGTCTTTGCCCATCAAACGATTGAGAGCCATATACATATCTGTTCCATTTGTTCTAAAATAGTCAAAGTTTCTATAAACCATAGTACGAGATGCTATGTCATTTGCCAATGGGGCAAAATCATAATCTTTATTAAAGATATTCAATACAAGAAAGTGAACAAAAACTAAATCAGCCGCGTCATTTATATTAACGTCATTCGCCATCTTTTTAGTTCTGAATAATCTACTTTCAGACAGTGTATTGACAAGTTTTAACTTACTGCTCATTGTTCTTTTCTTCCATTAATTTAGCAAGTGCAATAATTTGCTTACTCGCTGATTTGTCAAAATATGATGGCATTAACATATGTGTAAATAATACCAACTCTATCTTTTTTAACTTAAATATAACCTTAAAGGCATACATAAAGTGTGACCAATATGTCATATTAACATCATCCAGATGCTTCTTCGACTCTCTCAGCATAAACTTCCCCTCTGTATGCGTTAATATAATAGTATTTATCTTACTTCATTGTTCCACTAGTAACTCTCTTACTATTAGGATGTCGTTTTGCTGTATGAGTACTATGACTCATATCTTTCTTAATTGGTCTCTGTCCTTTCTTTCTTGGTATAGTGTGTGGTATTGTCCTTTTACCCATGGTATTATTATTAGTAGTTAAAAAAGTTATCTCGCTGTGTTCATGTTTGCCGCTGTAAATCCTGCTCTATTTACAAGTTTTACGTCTTTATCTATTACGTATCCTTCTCCACCTTTCTCGCCATTTGTACTGGCTTCTATATCTGCTGGTTGAGAATCTAACGTTTTAATAATCTTGTTCTTTGTAGTCATAACACCATTAATGAATTGAAAGATTGCTTCAAATCCATTACTATTTTGTTGAACCCATGCTACTACTCGTTCTTTCTTAGGTCCACTTAGTTTTGATGAGTCTACCCATTGACTAAAATGTGTTCCCAGACCGTCTAGGTTGCCCGCCTTTACACTATTATTAATATAAGTATAAAGAATGTTGCCAAAGTCTGCCATTTTTAATTCGGCTGGCACTGCCAATAATTTATCAATTGCATTAGCATTTGATTTTAAGTAACTTTCTAATCTGTCTACTTCTGGAATGTCAACACCAGGAGATTTAGTAACATACACTGGAGGCATAATCCATGTTTTACCTGCTCTAAGTTGTCCCATATCTACGTTGCTTTTGTTTCCGTCTAAATCAATTACTACATGCACTACAATACCGACATCATAATTGATTATCTTTTTACCAATATCACTATTAGAGTCTACTGAGTATGTTGTTACATTTGGCTTGAATACGAGTCTGCCATCTTTTGCTTGTGGAGTAGTGAACCATAATAAATCACCGTGCAAGTATCCTCTGAAGTCGTCAGGAATAACACTCTCTACTTTGTCCCATGCTGTTTTCATATTCTGGACAAATTTGCCTTTGTCTGCTAGTTTTTCAGGAGTAGAGTCTTTTACTTTGCGATTATTGAACATGTCACCTAGTGCATCTGCACTTGTTACTCTACCATCGTAGCCTTTTGCACCAAATCCACTTTTATCTGTAAGAACAAATTCACCATTCTCATTACGACCAAAGATAACGGCTGGTGAGCCATCCCATTTGATACTGATAGATGATGGTGAAGTTTCTATTTGGTGTAATGCGGCAATTGCTTTCTGACCGCCTGCTGTACCTTTATCACCGTCAAGACCTAGAATAAGGTCTTCTATATGCTGAATTCTTGCACTTTCTTTGGCTTCTTCTTTTAGTGCGGCATCAAGAAGGCCTTTCATACGTTTATGAAATCCTATTTGCTTATTACGTGGTTGTCTTGGTCCTCTGAATCTGCGTTCACGACCTTTACCTAATGTAATTTCTCTAACTTTCATATCATTCCTTGCCGTATGGCGACTCGCCTGTTAATTTAGGACGAGCAAACCAAAGTCTAAACCAATCATCTGTTCCTGGTTCTATATTATGCTTCTTTTGATACTTAGATTTTGCAGTTCCTATATAAGAAATATTTTCCTGCTGAGTATCTTCTATCTGATATGGCTTATAGATACCTGATAGAACTTTTAATTCTTGTAATTGTTCTTCAAATGTCATTTTCGCTTCGCATTGATTATTCCACGTTTGAATTTTCTCATGTCGCCAGTACGTATGCTATTAACCAGACGTTTAGTTAAGTCTTCTGCAATAGCATCATCGAATTCACGATGTATGAATTCAATTAAATTTAATGCACCAGAAATTATATGTTCGCCTTTTTGTTCGACAAATCTCTCTGGTTCATTTTTAGAAATCGCCATTGAGTTTAATTCCTCAAATAGACTTCTACGTGGTCTGTTACTCATAAAATAATTCTCCAGGAGATAATTTCTCCATTAACTACAGTATTTATCAATTATCATCAAATGGAGTAGCCCTTTTTGACTTTGCCATAGCCCTAAGACTGATTGCTGCCTCTGTTTTCTCTGGTGGTATAGCAGAAGTAGTATTAGTTACTGTGGTTTTCTTATTTAATTTTTCCATTATTTTTGCAGTTTGAGAATCTTGTGTACCAACTGCTAAGTCATCATCTTCTAAATCTGAGTCACTAATTCGTAGACTATCTCTGTCGAATACTAGGTTTATTTTAGAACCAACACCACTTGAACTTCTTGTTTTCAACAGTTGTAATTGATATTGACCACGTTCTCTCATTGCGTTACTTGTAAAGATACCAATCACGTTATCAGCAGTTTGAATTTTAGAGATACCACCAGCAATATGAGAATGGTCAAATTCAATTTGTTCAACTGCTTGACGATTTAATTGTGATGCAGTTACTACAACTGTCTGAGATTCCATTGCAAAGTTACGAATTTCTTCTGTGACATACTTGTCTTTAATAAACAAGTCACCCGGATTAACTGTCTTAGTTGCTGGCATTAAAAGGTCTAGATAATCGATACATAAACAATCAACTGTTTTACCTGTAGTTATTTGAAGTTCTTTCAAGTATCCGCGAACATCATTAATCGTTGAACCAGAAGACATATACTTGATTCTGAGCATTCCTGCTTTCTTGCCTAGTGTCTTAACTTGCAATTCAACATCGTCAAGTTCTTTAAAGATACGTCTAGTACCACGGTCAGTTGCCATCGCGTCAATACGCATTGCTGATAAATCTTCTGATAATTCTAAAGTGATATAGACACAATTCATTCCTGCCAATGCCCAGTTCAATGTCATATTCTGCATGAACAATGATTTACCAGAACCAGAACCGCCAGCAAAAATAGTTACTTCGCCACGATTAATACCGCCATAAAGTTTATCATCTAAGTCTTTCCAGCCCGTAGTGATTTGTCCATTATTATCTTTTAAATGTTCAAGGCGCTTACGTGGGTCATCAAAGTAATCAGTACCCAATGACCTTGCTAATGAAATCTGAACTGCATCTTTGATGGTAGTTTCTACTTCACCGTATTTACCTTCTTCAAGTAAGTCAGCACTGTTAACGATTGCTCGTTCAATTGCTTTGTGTCTACAGAATGTTTCAAATTCATCAATAAACCACTCACTATGCTGTTCAACATTATCCAGTGTTTCTACAACATGTCCAGTTTCTGCCTTTATCATCTCAAGTGATGGTAAAGAATTGTACTCATCACTGTAATCAATAAGATACGATACGACATCTCGAACTTCCCTGTCGAAATGAATTGAATCGATTATTCCTATGACTCTAGTAAATAACTGCGGATCCGTAAGCATAAATTGTACAAATAATTTTTGTAAATCTGCTGAATAATTTTTAACTTCTGACATTTATTTCCTAAACTTTAATATGTTTCAACTATTTTATCTGCAATACCATGTTTGACTGCATCTTCTGGTGTTAACCAATGGTCTGTTTTGGGTGCCAATAGATGCTTTCTAATGTATGGTTCTTTCTTTTTTGTACATTTCATATAATGTTCCATCAATTTTTTATTTGTCCATTCCATATGAGTGTGTGCATCTAGCATATCGTGGTATTGACCTTTTGTGCCGCCACTAAATTCATGTGACATAACTGCTGTATTTTGTGTCAAATAACGATGCCCTTTTACTCCAGCCATCATCAACATAACACCACATGATGCGATTGAACCCATTCCGTATGTGTACACTGGAATACGTGATTGCTTAACAATATCAATTAAATGCATACAACTGTCAACATATCCACCCGGACTATTAATATACAAATGAATAATCTCTGGTGCTTCTTTTTCTGGCATTAAATTATACTCCATAATCATCTTAACTAATGGCATACAATTTTCCTGATTAAATTCTTTATCCATATGCAATACACCATTCTCTCTTAAAAACTCGCCTGGAGGTTTTGGTGGTCCTGGAGGCATAGGCATCGGTGGTATTGGTGGTGATGCTGGTTTTTCTTTTGGTATTGGTATTACATTCATATTATTACTTTTCATATTATTTTGCTCCTACGCTTTTTTAGTGCGGTCGTTTGGTTCACCCGCTTATTTTTAATTACATTA